GGTAATGTTGTAATCCCAGAGAGGCTATTGTTTGAAATCTTGGTAAGACTCATTGTCTATACCCCCAATAGCGATTTAATTTCTTCTTCGGTTAAACCTAAATCAATTAGTTTTTGTTTAGCAGATGCTTTTTTAGTTTCTTTATTAGCTATTTCAGTTTCTAATTCAGAAATTGCTACTTTAATTTGTTCTTTAGTAATGTTTGTTGGATTACCATCATGCCATTCAATAATACAAGTATCTATATCTGTTCCTGATACTGAAACTTGTGCGTCTGATTTAATTTTTAATATTGCATTTGATATAATCATAATTAACTCCCATCTATTTCTATAGCTATTATATGTGCTAATGCACCATCTTGGTTAATACCAACTGTACTTGCTGTTGTTTTAAAATAAACTTGATAACTAGTACTTGAAGTGGTTGCTGGTGAATCATAAGCAAGTAAAGATACTGAATCTGTAAAATCATAACCATTATTTGCACTAGTCATAGAATGACTTAATCCTGCTGTTGCATCACCAATATTTGTTGTGCCATTTCTATAAATTGTAAAAGTAATTTCTTGGTTAGGAGTATTGTAACGACAGCCACCAAGTTGTGCCATTAATAAAATTTTATTAGATGATGAAGATGGAGTTATATTAAGTGAAAGTGTATTTGAAGCAGTAACAAAAGATGTTGATGTTGTTGTTCTGTTTGTACTGTCAGTAGCACTTACTACTTGCAAAACTTTTCCACCACCAGCAGCAGCAAACGTATTATCTCCTCTTAGGAAAGTTGTAGCATCTTTAGTTCCTGTTGCTGAAAGTTTATCAAGAGATACTGTTCCATCAGCAGGAGTGGTAATCAATCCTGTTCCATAATGAAAGATAAAATCATTTGTACTAGTAGAAGGTATCGCAACACCAAAGTCTATGGTTGAACCTGATACAGTAAAGTTACCAGCTTGTACCACACCATCAATAGAAACTTGCAATGAGTTTGCAGAGTTAGGTGTAAAGTTTACGCTGTTCTTTTGTAGCGTATATGATGAAGAACCATCAAACGTAATCGTATCAAGTTTTTCAATGTTTGATAGTTTATCTGTTGAACGTCCAACGTAAGGCATTATGCTGCTCTCCTATTTTTCCAAATTTTAGTTACTATTTTTTTCATTTTATTAGAATAATCTTTTGTTAAATATTCTTTAGACCTTCCTAATTTATATCCTTTTTTTAAAAACTTTTCTTTTAGTTCTTTTTTAATTCTTTTTGATTTACCATTAAAATTAACCCATATAAGATTTGAATATATTTTACTATATTTTTTTCTTTGTTCGTTAGAACAAACTTGAAACTGTCTAGCATTTTTAATTTTTGCTTTTATTTCTTTTGGTACTTTTCTACCAGTAAGTTTTTTTGATATAACTTTTAATGCTTTTAATCTTAATTTAGAAAAAATTCTTGAATTTGATTTTTTTAAATCACACATAAAACTAAATGCTAATATCATTTTATCTTTGTTATTACCTTTTAATATTTTTGTTAGTAATAAATGCACTATAAAATGTTCTCTAGCTGTTAGTTTAACAAGATTAGATTCATCATCAGAGCCATTACAACTTCTAGGAATGATATGATGTTTTTCAGTATAACAAGATAATACTCTGGTTTTTGCTCTATCAATTATAGAGTCATGCCATTTTTTATACTTGTTGTTAAGAAACATTTACTTAACTACTCCTATTGTTTTGGGTTATCTGTTTTAATTTGTTGTATTCTTGTTTTCCAAGCATCCATGTCATGGTAAATCTCATCTAGTTGTTCACCAATATCACCATACGCAGCTTTTCTTGTTGCATCTACTGTAGCATTAGCTTCAGTAGTATTTGCAGCAGCTTCGTATGATGCTAGTTGCTCATCAGTTGGTTGTGCAATATCTAAGTTCCATTCTTTGATATACGCACCTTGACCATCATCTTGCAACAATACATCTTCTAAAAAATCCACTTCAGCAACTCCATTTGCTTTAGCGTATTCTTTTATTTTGTTTGATAATTGTGCCATAGTTTTTTCCTCCTTAATTTTATGTAATTATTTTATATGCAAAAAATCCTGTTCTTTGATTAGTGGTATTTCCTTCTATATTTTTTGTAGTACCTTCATTTTGTCTACCATATATTTCAATGTAATCAGTTGAACCATTCATATCAACAATTGCTATGCATCTTACAGTAGCTTCAGCCGCACTAGAATTATCTAATCTATGGTCAGTAACAGATGAACCATTTTTAAATATTTGAACAGTTTTAATTACAGCAGAATTAAGGTGCATCCAAGCACAAACATAATATTTACCAGCAGAAGTTGGAGTAAACCTATAATTTGTAGAATTATCATAACAGTTATCTGTATCAAAGACTTCTGAATCGTATGTAATTTTTGTGTTTGTTGCACTAGGTATACTTTGTCCAGTTGAATGAACAGCATAAAATGCTGGTTTATTATCTCCACCAGCACCAGTAATTGTACCAGTAAATGAATAGTCGTCTGCTAAGTTCAACGATTCCGATTGAATCTTTGTAATAGCCATTAGTTAATCTCCTTCGTTAAACTTAGAATCTTTCCTTTACTTGCGTTAGCAAGTGAAGCTAGGTTAAGACTTTCAGATTGTATTTTTGTTATTGCCATAATTTAATTTCCTTATTCTATAATTTTGTATGCTCCGAAATAAGTATTTTTAGTAGCTGAATCTAATTTTGGTGTTCCAGAAGTAACATCCATAGCACCATATATTTCTAAATAATCAGTTGTTCCATTCATATCAATTATTGCATCAACTTGTGATGTTATAATAAAAGCATATGAAGTTCTAAAATCATTTTGTATAAATTTATATGGAGTACCATTTTTATAAATCTCAATATTTATGTGAGTTAAATATGACGAATTAGCACTTTCACCACTTGCACCAGCATATACAAAATATTTTCCAGCTATTAATGGAGTAAACCTGTAGTTAGTTGAATTATCATAATATCCATCTGTATCAAAAACTTCAGTATCAAATTGAACTTTTGTTGCCACATTATCTGTTACTGTTTGGTCTGCTGATAAATATGCTTCAAAAGCTGGAGTGTTCGTTCCACCAGCACTAGCAAAAGTATTATCGCCTCTTAAAAAAGTAGTAGCGTCTTTTGTACCTGTAGCAGATAGTTGAGATAGACCCACTGAACCTGCTGGAGGATTTACAGTTTGTAATGCTTTTCCTAAAAACACACAGTACATATCATCACTTGCAGATGTAGCAGAAGTTAAAGTTAAACTTGTACCAGTAGCTGAATAAGCAGTTGTGGGTTCTTGTCTTACAAAGTTAATAAAGAGTGCAATCTCATTTGCATTAGCAACAGGATAGTCAAGTGTGTATGAAGTTGTTGCACTTGTCGTAAAGTCTTGTTTAGCAAAACTTGTGTAAGCTAAAGCTGGTTGGTTTCCTAAATACATTACGCTACATCTTCTAAAGTTGAAATAACCACATCTGCTGTGCCAGAAGCATTATCAGATTTTACTTTTACAGCTCCACCATTTGGAATAATCACTTTACCTGAAATCACTTCAAGTGAAGAACCAGTAGGTATAGGAGCTTCTTTAACCAGGTATCTATCATTAGAGCCGTCATTTAAAACAACGTCAGCTAAGATTGCTGAACCGCCTGTGTTTGCAACTAAACATCCAATCATAACTTGTTTGTTTGATGTTGCAGAAACAACAGTTGTTAAAGTAGCATCTGTTAATCTAGCAGTTGTAGAGTTAAAATTATTTGCCATAATTTCTCCTTATTAACCTAAAGCAATAGCAAATGGAATACTATTGTCAGGTAAATTTGTTAAGTTACTACCATCAACAGCAGGTAGTTGTGCTGATCCATTTAATTGTACTACATTGTTTGCAGAAGTTCCAACATCTTGAGTTGAAGCTGTGCCTAATCCTGTAATTTTAGTATTAGCTATAGAATTAACAGCTAAATTAATTGTTCCTGAATCTGTAATCGGTGAACCTGTTACTGTAAATTCTGAAGCACCAGCATCTGCTACAGCAACTTGAGTTACTGTTCCACCTGATGATGGGAATACTTGTGTAAAGGTAATATCAGAAACACCTAATGTTGCAGAGGTATCAGTTGTGCAAAGGAATAAATCATCTGCATGAGTATCACCTTCTTGAACAACTACAATTTGTCCTGCAAGTTCTGCAATAGAATCATAGTCTGTATTTCTTGAAGCCGTACCACTTGCAACTACAGTATAAATACCATTGTCAGCTACAGTCGTTTGATTTTTAACTAAAACCTTATCACCTGTTACTAATGTAATTCCATCTAATGTATCTCCATTTTCAAGATCAGCAGTTAGATTAATATTACCAGTTGTTGCAACTCTACAAATAATTCTAGTCTTTAATCCTGCAACTAAATTATCTACATAGATTTTTGTAGCAGCATCTGAATCTGCACTTGGACTTCCTAAACCTGTAACACTTCCACCAGTAATAGATACACCTGAAGCATTTTGAGTTGCAATTGTTCCTAAACCTAAATTAGTTCTAGCTGTACTAGCTGAAGTTAAATCTGATAAGTTATTTGTTTTAACAAGTTTAGCATCTAATTGAGTTTGTATTCCTGATGTTACACCATTTAGATAACCAAATTCTACATTTGAAACTGTACCATTATAAATTTTAGTAGCTTCAATAGCTGCACTAGCATTAATATCTGCATTAATAATAGTACCATCTAAAATTTTTGTTGAAGTAATATTTGAATCTGCAATTTTAGCAGTTGTTACTTGGCTATCTCCAATGTGAGCTGTGTCTATACTGCCATCAACATACTGATCTGAGTCCACAGAATTAGCAGCCATTTTAGCATTAGTGATTTGAGAATCAGCTATGTGTATTGTATCTATAGATCCATCCACATATTGATCTGAATCAACTGAGTTTGCTGCCATCTTGGCATTTGTAATTTGTGAGTCTGCAATATGAGCTGTGTCTATTGAACCATCTACATAATGTTCACTATCAATACTATCATCTGCAATCTTTGCATTTGTTACTGCATCTGCACCTAATTTAGCAGTTGTTACACTTCCATCTGCTAAAGTTGTAGTTCCAACAATTCCAGCAGGGATAGATGAATTAGTTGCATTTAAGATTGATAAATAAACTGTAATAGATTCGTTTTGAATAGCACCACTGTCTAAAGTTACATTAACTGTTGTATCAGTTGAGAATGATGAAGAACTAATTGTTCCATAAACTGTTCCAGTTGAAGAACCTACAATTTTAACTCTACGATTTGCATGATAAACTGAAGTTACATCAACACCAGCTACTGTAAAAGAAGTTGCACTAGCATAAGCAATTGTAAAAGATGCATCACCATCACCATAGATTACCCATTCAGCATCGTTATACCATTCTCTAATATCAGCTAATAAACCTCTAAATGCATCATTGATATTAGAAGGCAACATACCTTCTGCAATACTAATACCACCTACTGAAGTGTTACTTGCTGCTGTTGTTGAATAGTCTTTAATACCTGCCATGTGTTCTCCTTAACTTATAAACCAACTGAAAACTTTGTCGGTTTCTACATTGTTTTTATTAATTAAACTATTCACCGACTCCTCAAGCTGTCTTTGAAAAAACTCTTGAGTTTCAAATGAATATCTAACATTATCTATATCTTTTTCAATAACTTCGTTTGCCATTATCTACTACCACCTTGTGATGCCACAAAATCAACGCCTTGTGCATTAGTAAAATTAACTCCTGATGCCACTTTAACATTAGCTCTAATATATCTACCAGATGTTCTTAAAGGATTTAAACCATCTTCTTGCATATTTGCGTAAGCTGTAGCCGTTGGACTATCAGCTAACCGGTTTCTAGCTTTGACAGAAGCTGTAGCTGTTGCATCAATTATAGGTCTTACCCCTTCTATAACAGAAATAAATCCTGGAAATAATTCTACTTCAGACGTTTCTATTTCTATTTCATTAGCTGTTCCTGAATAAATAGCTGCTTTATAATTATTGTCTATTGCACCTAAATATCTTTGTCCACCATTCCAAAAGTCAGTGTCTAATGCAATATTAATATTCTCTAAGTTTTGAGAAATAATATCCATAAGTTCTACGGTATATGCTCCAACGAACTGTGAGAATATAAATGAAGCTGATGATTCGGCTAATGACCACTTTTGTGTGGCATAGTTATAAATTAAAAGTCTATCACAAATACCAGTGGTATTATTTGTATTTTGTTTAGAAGGATATAACCACAAAGCCAACTGATTAAATGGATCAGTTGCTGCAACAATTCTATCAGAAAATGCTTTGTTTAAATCATTCTCAAAAAAACGATTTACCTTTTCTGCACCAATCGCAATAATATTATCGCCATTGATTTCATAAAATCCGTCATCAGAATAAAAGAAGACTTGTCTATTGTCTTGGCAAACCGTTTGACCATAAACAGCACCCCTATTCGGTGAGATCACTGAAAATCTAAATATCGTTGCGCCACCTACAAAGTCCATACGAACTATTTGGTTTTGCCTAAAAACATAACCAATCTCTCCAGAGGTAA